AGAGCACTTGATGATTCGGATGACGTTGCTAACCTGAACTCATTAGAATTAACGTTTGCATGGTTTAACGAGTGTCGGGATATTAACCCAGATATCGTAGATGCTATGTCAAAACGTATTGGTCGTTTCCCATCAGCAAAAGATGGAGGGCCTACATGGTTCGGGATGTGGGGGGACACCAACCCGCCCACAATGGATACGTGGTGGTATTATCAAATGGAACATCTTGACTCTACGGATGGAGTTAGTCCGAATGATAATGGGTGGGACGTATTCAAGCAGCCATCAGGTAGAAGTCAAGATGCAGAAAACATTGAGAATCTACCTGAAGGATACTACGACACTCAAGGTAGATCAGATGAATATATCCGTGTATACATTGATGGTGAATATGGACTAAGTACTGCAGGACAACCTGTGTATAAATACTTTAGACCTGACTACCACATGGCAGATCAAACTTTACAGCCAATTATAAATGGTGTGAGGCCTATTATTATTGGTATGGATTTAGGGTTAACGCCTGCAGCTGTTATAGGACAGCAAGATCCAAGAGGTAGAATATTAATATTAGACGAAGCTGTAAGCTTTGACATGGGTATACAACGATTTGTACGTACCGTTTTAAAACCACTGATTACAGAAAGGTTTTCAGCAGCACCGATATTAGTCATATCAGATCCTGCAGGTATACAACGAGCTCAGACTGATGAGCGTTCAGCTGTAGATATTATAAAAGCTGAAGGTTTTAGAGTTATGCCAGCTAAAACAAATAATGTATCAGCTAGACTATCAGCTGTAGATGATTTTCTTATGCGTCAAGTAGATGGAGACTCAGCATTTCTTGTAGATCCTAGGTGTACAAGACTAAAAGCAGCAATGATGGGTGGGTATAGGTTCCATAAGAAGAATGGAAACATAGAAAAAAATAAACATTCACACGTAGCTGAAGCCCTGCAATACTTAATGTTGCACATAAATAGCACTGCAGATGGGTTAATTACACAAAAAAGAGAGATAAAACCTGTTGCAGCAGGTGGTTGGACTTGATATGCTAATAGTAACTTTCATATTTGCGACTATAGTTATATGATTTTTTCCTCTCTCATTTATAACTATCTTTCACTACTCCTGCTAGCTTTACTCCCTAGCAGGAGATCTATTCATTTGTTGGATAAAGGTAAAATTAAGTATATACTCTGAAATAATTGGAGGTAAACTATGCCAGGATATAAAAATTATACAATTAAGAAATACGAGAAGGGTGGCCTCGTAGAAACTAAATCTTACAAAGATGGTAAGACTGTCACTACAAAAGAAGAGTCTTATGGTGAAACTTTTATGGCTGGTAATAGGGCTACAGCTGATGACCCGTTGGCTCCAATAAAACTTGGTGGGACTACGAATGTTATTAAAAGAGTTTTAGGTATGGACTATAAAAAATTAAGTGAGACAAAACCACACTTAGGTTTAAACCCTACAAAAAATAAAGCACAACCAAAATAAAATATGGTATTACAAGTAATCGATAACGAAGAGTTAACTCGAAGAGAGAAAGAAGCTACTAAGAAAGCTTTAGAAGAAAGGCAAAACGAACCTCTAATTTTAGGGCTTGCTTCTCATTTACGTAAATGCTGGGACGCAGCACGTCAAGCTAAAAAACCTATAGAAAATATTATGCTCAAAGGTCTTCGCCAAAGAAACGGAGAGTACGAAGCAGATAAACTTAACCAAATAAAACAACAAGGCGGCTCTGATATTTACATGATGATTACTGAAGTCAAGTGTAGAGCAGCTGAAAGTTGGCTTCGTGATATATTACTAGAGACAGGAACACCCCCATGGGATTTGCAGTCTACACCAATACCTGAATTAGAACCTGGTCAACTAGCAGAGATAGAAAGATCATTTGCTGCAGACGTTGTAACGATTATAGAAAGAGAAGGGCAAGCACCAGATCCAGCTAGAATGGGAGAGCTTAGAGAAATGGTAGCTCAAGAATATAGATTTAAATTATTGCAGGCCGCTGACAATAGAGCTCGTGGAATGAAAACTAAAATCTCTGACCAGTTTGCACAAGGTGGTTGGGGTGAATCATTCAATGACTTTATTACAGATTTAGTAACTTACCCTTGTGCTTTTATTAAAGGGCCTATTGTTCGTAGACAAAGGAAGTTAAGTTACGCAAAAGATGAAATGGGTAATACCACAGTAGAAGCTGATGAAATTATAGCACCAGAGTTTGAACGTGTAGATCCATTTAGAATGTATCCAGAACCTGGAATTACTAATATCAATGATGGATATTTATTTGAACATCACCCATTAAGTCGTACAGAGTTAGCAGATCTAATAGGTGTGCCAGGTTACGATGATGATGCAATTAGAGAAGTATTAGATTATGGTAATGGTGATTCATGGATATCAGAAGATGTAGAACTAGCTAAAGATGAAGAAGAAAGAAAGTTTCACGCATTTGATAGACCTACAGAAATATATGATGCTGTAGAATTTTGGGGTAAGGTAAGCGGTAAAATGCTTGTAGAGTGGGGGCTAACTGAAGAAGAAGTACCTGATCAAGCTCGTGAGTATGATGCAAACGTATGGATGGTAGGTAATTATGTTATCAAAGCTGTACTAAACTATGACCCACTAGGTGAAAAACCATATGCTAAGACATCATTTATCAAGCACCCAGGAGCTTTCTGGGGTAAAGGCATACCAGAAATTATAGAAGATTTACAAGGTGTATGTAATGCAGCAGCTCGTGCATTAGTTAACAACATGGGTATATCAAGTGGACCACAAGTTGAAGTTAATCTAGAAAGGATTCCACCTAACGAAGATATTACACAGATGCACCCATGGAAAATATGGCAGGTAACAAACGATCCACTAGGGTCAAGTTCTCCTGCAGTTAGATTTAATCAGCCAGCTGATAATGCAAATACACTAATGAGTGTATATGAAAGATTTAGTAAACTAGCTGACGATCATTCAGGTATACCATCGTATGTATATGGTGATTTGAATGTAAAAGGTGCTGGTCGTACAGCATCAGGACTATCTATGCTGATGGGATCAGCAGGTAAAGGTATACGTCAAGTAGTTATGCATATAGATTCCGATATTATAAAACCTGTTGTACACAGACAGTTTGTGTATAATATGCGATATGATGAAGACGAATCCATTAAAGGAGACGTAGAGATTCTGCCAAAAGGTGCAGTTAATCTCGCAGTTAAAGAAACTGTTAATCTTCGTAGAATTGAATTCCTTAATGCAACCGCCAACCCAGTTGATATGGAAATTGTTGGTAAGGAAGGTCGCTCCTCTATTCTTAGAGAAGTGGCTAAAAGTTTGCAAATGCCTGTGGATGAAATTATTCCAACTAGGGAGAAAGGACGATACCAGGAAAGGATGGCAGCACAGTTTGGAGCGACACAGTCGCAACAAGCTCCAACACCAACCCAACCAGATGGTTCCCCAAAAGGTGGAATGGCAGCAAACACAGTTAGTAACCGTAACACTGGAGGTCAATCTTGATTAGACCAGAACCAGACGTTATTAAGGCTTTAGCTATTATGGCACGCCAACACCCTCAAACACTGGAATGGTTAGAGGGATGGTTAAACCACGAGTTAAAGCAGCTACCTAATGTTACTCAAAACGTGTCACTTGCACAGGGGCGGTGTCAAGTTTTGAAAGAGATATATACAGTAATAAAAGAGTCCCCTGATAATACAGCAAAGTCATGACGACAGCTGTTAGTTAACGCATACCGTTAGGAGCGAAACATTATGGCAATACCAAAGCAAGTTCAAAAGCAATCTGAGGATGTACAAGCATTGTATAAAGAACTCAACAATGAAACAGCAGAATCTAATGCTGGTTTGGAATCAGGAGAAAAAGTGCCTGAAGAAAAACAAGCTGAGGCTTCTACTGAAGTAGTAGCTGAGTCGCAGGCCGACAGTGTCGAAGAGCAAGCAACTGAGTCTGTAGCTGAAGAGCACAGCGAAACAGACAAAGAAGAAAAAAAGGAAACATGGGAACAAAAGTATAGAACGTTACAGGGCATGTATAATAAAGAAGTTCCGAGCTTAAATGCACAGAACAGAGAATTAAACAGTCGTGTATCCCAGTTAGAATCTTTACTAGGCGAGATGAATAAAGTAGAAAAGCCAGTTGAAAAAGAAGTAACAGTTGAAAAATTAATTACTGATGCTGAAATGGAAGACTATGGTGATTCTATTGAAATCATGCGTAAAGCAGCTAAAGAAGAAATAGCAGGACAATTGGGTCGTGTTAAACAGCTGGAAGCAGAAATAGCAGCGTTGAAAGGTGTTGTACCACAAGTACAGCAAGTTCAACAGCAACAAAAAACTAGTTCTGAAAAACAGTTTTGGGATACTTTAAACCATGAAATACCTAATTGGAATGAGACTAATAGCAATCCAGATTTTCAATCTTGGCTTCTAGAGGTAGATCCACTAACAGGTATTAACCGCCAGACACATTTAGAAGACGCACAGCGTAAACTAGATGTTGGTAGAGTTATAAATTTCTTTAGAACTTTTGAAGGTGTAAGTGGTATTGGTAATAGTGCTCGTGAGAAAAATGCTACGCAATCTGCTGAATTACAAAAGCAAGTTGCTCCGGGACGAGGACGTGCTGGACAACCTGTAACTAATGATGCTAAAACTTATTCACCTAAAGACATCGAAAAATTTTTTAAAGATGTTAGAACAGGTAAGTATAAGGGAAGAGATGATGAGCGTGGCAGAATGGAACGTGACATTTTCGCTGCACAGCGAGAAGGTCGCATAGTTAATTAATAGTAAAAGGAGGCTATTATGGCTTTTGCAACATCATCAGGTCATCCTAATTATACAGGTAACTTTATACCTGAAATATGGTCTGGTAAATTAATTGAGAATTTCTATGATGCAACTGTATTATCAGCAATCTCAAACACCGATTACGAAGGTGAAATTCGTAATATGGGAGATACGGTCAATATCCGTACAACTCCTGAAATAACAATTCAAACCTATGTTAAGGGTCAAACTCTTACAGTAGAGAATCCTGACAAAGCTAAACTACAATTGCTAATCGACAAAGGCGAATACTTCGCTTGTGTTGAAGACGATGTAGATGAAGTACAATCAGATATTGCTATGATGGATCAATGGTCTAAAGACGCTTCAGAGCGTATGAAGATTAAAATTGACCAAAGAGTATTAACTGATTTGTTACCTGACGTATCTGCAAGTAACAAAGGACAAACAGCTGGAGCAATCTCTGGTAACATTGACCTTGGTGTAGCAGGTACTCCAGAGGCACTTACCACTACAAACGTAATTGGTAAAATTGTCGATATGGGTACAGTTCTTGATGAAGCTAACTGTCCTGAAGCAGGGCGTTTTCTTGTAATACCTGCAAAAATGGCTGGCTTAATCAAGCAATCAGATCTTAAAGATGCATCTATTACTGGTGATGGAAGCTCACCATTAAGAAATGGTCGTCTAGGTATGATTGACAGATTTACAGTTTATGTAAGTCACAATCTATATAAGAACGGAAGTGAGTTCAGCGTAATTGGTGGACACACAATGGGGTTCACATTTGCGTCACAAATGACAAACATGGAGACAATCCGTTCAGAAACAACTTTCGGTAACATCATTCGTGGCCTTCAAGTTTACGGTTATAAAGTCGTTAAACCAGAAGCTCTTGCTACAATGATTGTAACTGTATAACCATAGGAGATAATTAGATATGCCTACTTATAATGATGGTAAAGGTTACAAACTTGGTACTGGTGCAGCACACTCTGCTAAAGGTATAAACAAAGTTTCAACCATTAGCGTGGAGCTAGACTTCGCAGCAATTACTACAGCACGAGCAGCAGCAGGGCTTACAGCTCTTGCAGCGGCTGATGTACTTGAAGTAATTAGAGTTCCAGCGAATACTCTAGTCACTCACGTGGCTTTAAATGTGACAACTGCTGAAGGCGGTACACTAACTCTTGATGTTGGTGACGGTACTGATCCAGATGGTTTTCATGATGGTGTAAATGGCAACGCAGTTGCGGCTTATATCACTGATGCCGGAGCTGCAACCGCACTTGCTCATGGTAAGTTCTATACTGCAGCTGACACTATTGATGTGACTACTGTTAACGCAGCAGACACAGCAGTTATGACTTTAACTGTAGTAATGGTTGATTGCTCAGAGTAAAACGTAACAATGGTCGGGGGGTAACTTTAACCCCCCGATTATCTAAAAGGAGATAAAAATGGCAGGAAGATGGTTAAGGAATACAAAAGACGGTGAGATTTATGGGTGGAATCAAATACTCGCAGATAACCCATTAACTGAAGAAGTCACTGAGGAACAGGCTTTTCCAGAAAAATTTTTACCTAAAAAACAAAAAGGTAGAAAAACAAAGGTAAATTTAAAAACAGAAGTGATTCCTGAAGAGGAAAAAGCTGTTAATATAGAGTTAGCTGAAGAAGCTACAAAAG